TGGCTCTTGGATTCTTCCAGTGAAGATGAGTCTTAGAGAATTTAGGTGCTTAATTGATAATGTCAATAGATAAATGGCGTGTGCCGACAGGTCCAGCCACCCATGTCCTCATGTCCGGAGGAATGCTGTTCGTACCCACAGAGGAAATCCAGGAATTTTACCAATCCTGTGTGGATGCGATTAAATCAGGTACTAAATTGTACGTCGTCGAACAAAAGACTGATCGGTTCAAGTTTTTCGTGGACCTTGATTACAAGTCTCATGAGAAATTGAAGGATGAAGATCTTTTACAATTTTGTTCTATAATTCATGATGCCATTGATCAGACCTCGAGGTGCCTCATCGCTCGGGCCAGGCCCCGACCCGTCGGTGAGGGGCTTATTAAATCAGGGGTTCATGTTCACTGGCCAGACCTTGTCGTCACCAGAAATCAGGCTCTTCAATTTAGAACCAAAATTATTTTAAAACTCACAGAGTACTTGGCCTTCGATTGGGACCGTATCATAGATGCGTCCGTCTATGGAGGCTCTGGACTTCGTATGCTTTGGTCCCATAAGAAACCCACCGGTGATCCATACATTCCGTGGAGGGACTTACTGGAGGCCACCCCGTTCGCCAAGGAGCCGAACGTCGAGACCCTCACGCTCTTTGCCGTGCGTACGGACGACGGGGACGGCCCTCCACCCCATGAGGCTCTCGAGAACAGTGGGCCTCTCCAAGAGTACATCAGGCGCGTACTCGAGGGGCAGAGCCGGACGCACATCAAGAAGGTCCAGCGACACGACCACGACGGCTGGTTCGCTCAGAGCGACTCCAAGTACTGTGAGCGGGTCCAGAAGGAACACAAGTCGAATCACGTATGGTTTTCCATGCGGTCAGGACGCGTCTCTCAGCGATGTTTTGACGAAGAGTGCCGCGAGTTCAGGGGTCGTGAACATATTCTTCCTCCATCAATAGTAGAGCAACTCAATGAAGTTGCTATTGTGGGTAGTCCTTCTTGTAGTTTTCTTATGGATTTTCTTTCCGATGGGTCCCGTCGCACGTTTCAAGAAGTACAAAGAGAGGGTCCACGCGTATTCGGGTCTGGACCCAAAGAGCTGGGAAAGATTTTTGACCAATCTCCAAGAGTTCGAACAGTTGGTTTCGACGGACCAACTTGACGAATCGGCCAAGGCTTTGTACGGCGCCGTGGAAAACATCAGGGACTTGGCGCTCGGAATAAGACGCGCAGACGATGCCGAATACCAGGAGACGCTCGACACCATCGCCAAGGAACTAGGCTACGAAGGCGAATTTATGATTAACGAGCACGCCAACGCCAAGGGCATTCAGTTCTTCCCAAAGTACTTAAACGAATCACTCGTAGATTACCCAGATGTCCGGCCAGAAGGCCCCTTCCCCAGACTCCGTGCCGACACCTGAGCCTCGCACGCGTTCAGGACGCGTCAGCAAGCCTCCAGTGCGTTACGAGCCCGTCGAGCAGGTTGAGGATGATTACGGTGAGGACGATTACGATTCAGACGAGTCGGACATCAAGACGGACGGAGAGGAGGATGACTTTTCAGAGGAGGACACGGACGGGGACTCTGACGCTGATGAAGATGGAAATTTAGACGGCTTTGTCGTGCCAGATAAAAGCGAGAGTGACGATTCAGATAGTGACGACCATGGAGAACCTGCCGTTCCTGTCAAAAAGCGACCAGCCGTCCCAGTCAAGAAACGGACCGCCGTCCGAAAGTGATTGGCCGGTTCAGGAACAGCCACGCCCCATGTTTCAACGCGACCTTGAGACTCCCCAAAAGGACCCCCTCGAGTTTCTAAAAAATACAAACCCTGTAGGTCTTATTCTTCTCGGCATCGTCATCGGCGTTTTGATTGTAAGTATGCGTCCTATTGTTGTTCAGGGGCGCCCCTAGGTTACGGCGTAAAGTACAGCGTTTCCAGAACTGGAATCAGCTCCAATAAACTCCCCAATAGGACCCGTGCGTTTCACACGGACATCCTCCTGAAGAAAACCCAGCCAAGGATTCTCACGAGTCTGATCGGCTGGTTCCATATCTCTGAATACATCAAACTGATTGTCATGAGCGGCAACAGTTTGAGATATTCTTGCGGGTGCCGGTGGGAACCGCTTGTACGCCATGTACAAGAGGACTAGGACCACCACGACCGCAATCAATTTAAAAATCATTATTACTATTTGTGAATATTTTTAGGCGGCGTCAGGAACCTCCTCCTCCTCGATGATTGGTGCCTTGGTCTCCGCCGCACGATCCGCAGCGTCCTGCGCCTCCTTGCGCTTCATAACCTCGGCAGCCACGCGAATGTCCGCCTTGGCCACCAGCTCCTCCATGGAAGCCTCGGGGAACGCCTTCTTCAGATCCTCGAGCAGATCCGCCGGGTGAGGAATCGGTGGAACGTCTGGCTTGGTGTAGTACTTGCTGTTCTCGTCACCTGGCGTGATGTAAGGAGTCTCGGACCCCTCGATGGGCGTGGCCATCATATCACGCTTACGCTTCTCGAACATGGCCGCCGCAGACTGCTGACTCTTGCGGTAGTTGACCATAATCTCCTCGAGCTTGTCGTTCTGGTAGTGAACGTCCTCAATCTCGTCGCGCTTGGGAGGAATCAGAAGCCACTTGTACATGTCCACGACGTAAATGTCAACCAGGGCGTCATCCTTCTGGAGGCGCTTGGCGTGGGCACCAGCCTCGTCACGGGTCGGGAAGCAGCCGCGGATCTTCAGACCCAGCTGCTCATTCTTCTGGGGCAGATCTGGGCCGACAAACGACACGCACGCAAAAAGCTGTCCTGGAACGGTCAGATAATCACTCTCGAGTGAACCCATATAAAAGATACACGCATTTTTCTTTTAAGTTGTTAAACGCGGGGAGTTGAAATGGACATTCGCAAAACTCACAACAATTACAAACGCCAACTGATTAACAAATGGGTCAGGCCCAATTCATACGTTCTAGATTGTGGATGCGGTCGGGGTGGCGACTGGTGGAAATGGAAGGCGGCCGGTGTTCGCGTGGCTGCCATAGACCCCGACCACGAATCTCTCGACGAGGCTGAGAAACGGGCCGCTGAAATGGGTCTGGACGTCTGGTTCCTCGGACAGGGTGATATTCGTCAAGCCGCCTTTGCTGGTCCGTTTGATATGGTCTGCTACAACTTTTCGCTTCACTACATTTTTGAAAATGAAAAGACACTCGAGGAATCCCTGAAGGCTATCAAGGTTGCCCTGAAACCTGGGGGTTTGTTGATTGGCATCACACCCGAGAAGGACAGGGCCGTGTGTATGGCCAACGAATACGGGCGTTTCAGGGACACACTCGGAAACCAATTTGAAATCAAAGGTGACAAACTCGACGTCCGGTTGTCAGACGGTCCCTTTTATGCCAGTGGGGCCAAGGAGGAGACCCTCTTGGACGGACGGGTTCTTATCGAACGACTGAAAGGCCTAGGCTTTGACCGACTCGTATGGGAGCCCATGGTTCCCAGACCGTCGGGGCTGATCTCGGATTTGTATACGAAATTTGTCTTTGTAAATGGTAGAGGAGATGAACCAACTAGCTTATCTCGCAACGGGACTGACGGCCCTTGCTCTGGCGGTTCTCACGAATCAAGAACCTAAAATGCTGACGGAACTGAAGTACAGGTACTTCAAGACGCTCGACATTCTTCGCGAGACTGGTGACCCCATGTGGAAACCCGTCCTGAAGCCCGCCATCATCACAGGGCTCAACGGGAAGAAGGATGGCGTCATAGGTTCCAACGTCAACAAGGGGTACGAAATTTACATCTGCCTGGATGGAGACGATGTAAATTCAGCTTTTTATGTGCTCATACACGAGTTGGCTCATATGACCGTACCAGAGTATGATCACTCGATCAAATTTTGGGAGAATTTTGAAAAACTGAAAAAGATTTGTGTAGATTCAGGTTTGTACGTCAAGGGTGGTGTCCGTAGTTACTGCGGGGATTCCATCCGAGATTGAGCCGGGGGGAGAGTGCCGTAGGCACTCCCCGGTCTCAAACTCGTAGGCCGGCCGAAGGCCGAAGTCAAGAGCCTTTCAGGGACCGCCGGGCACTTTCAGACTCGGTCTGAAAGAAACTGTCTGGCAAAGTAGAATATGACGGCGGCGATAAGTGCCGTCACCGCCATACCCGTCATGGAAATCTCCCCATTCTCACCCAGAAACTTGGGCACCATCGTGCTCAGTTTACCCTGGACAGGCTTGGAATAGGCGATGACCGCCGCCACGCCCGCCAGAGCCGCGTACCACTGCTCGTCGGTGAGGCCGAAGGGGTTCTTGGACGAACCCGCAGAGCCCTTGGACTTGGACTGCTTCTGGGGCGGCGCCTGCTCGTATGGCGACCCCTGAACCTCATCCTGCATCATCTGTCCTGGACCGGGCATGACTTCCTCAATCGACGACGAAAACTCCGCCATTTGAGATTCGTCAAGGTTTTTTTCGGGCTGTGGCGCCTCGCGTATCAGGCCCGTGGGCACCGCGCGCTTGTCCTCGTTTTGGGTGGGCATCGGTGTTGCCAAATCAGAAACGCTCGGGTCGTATGACTGCATCTACTTCTGGGTCCGAAAAGAAAGATCAATTAACTACGCGCCTTCTTGACGATCACGGTCCCTCCGCGCCGCTGGGTCACCGGGGCCAGAGGTTGCGCGACCGCCCTGGGGTTGTAATGCCGCTGATGGTACTGCCAAAAGGCTGGCGACCCCACGTGGAATCCCCGTCGTATGGGCGCCTTGTACCAGAACACGCAATCCGTAATCTTGTTGCTCTTTGACGTGTTGTCGAGCACGAGGCACTCGTAGTTTTCCGTACAAGCGTCCATGACCTGTGCAAACTGGTCGAACGTCGGGAAGACGCCGAAGAACGCCTTGTACAGGTTCTCGCGGTTTTGCCTGACGTTGTCGCGCAGGGCGAACACGTAGTCTACATTCGTACGAATCATGGGCGTCATGTCCATACAGTACTGAGTCGTCATCATGAAGAAAATCTTCCAATGGCGCCCATTCATAAAAAGCTGGCGGATACACGTGTCTCTCATGAAGCTTCGGTCGTACATGCAGTCGTCCATGAGGATAAAGACCGGACTACACTTCCCGACCGCCAAGAGCTTCTTTTGACGATCTATAATCTTTTCGAGAGCATCCTTGTTATAATCGCCATAGACGAACAGGTCGGGAATAAACTGCTTGTAGTACCCGTTACCCTCCTCCGTGCCTGACATGGCGATGCCGGCTGGAATGTTCTTTTTGTGCCACAGAATATCCGTCACGAGCGTGGACTTGCCCGTTCCACGCTTTCCTATAAAGACGCAAACTTTGTCATCCGCCATCTTAGACGGATCAAACTTCCTGAGCTGAAGCGTCATATCTGGTAAGGCCGCAGGACTTATTTATCGCGTAGCGCCGCGGACTAAGACCGAGAGAGTGCCGAAGGCACTCCTGGGGGGCGCGGCCTTTGACTCTAGAAAACAATGTTTCCCTTTACTAGAGGCAACGATGAGTGCCGGTTATATCCAGTTGGCTGCCATCGGTCAACAGGACGCATATCTCACAGGCAGTCCTCAAATCACATACTTTTCGGGCGTATACCGCAGACACACCCCTTTCGTCCTCGAGGCTTATGACATTCCCTTCCTCGATAAACAGGTCAATTACGGTCAAAATAACATATGCCGCATCCCGCCCAAAGGGGATCTTGTAAGGGGCCTCACTTTAAAGTTGACCCTCCCGGCCCTCAACAATCCCGGATCCGATTGGACGTGGCCGACACCTCCCGCCCCAGATACCAACCAGCCATACATCCGCATCACGGGGCCGGCCACTGGCGGTCCTAGTGTGACCCTCGTGGCGACCTTGCTCGTGCCGTCGTACTCGACCGTCAACGTTGGTCTCTGGTTCACACCCACCTTTGCCCCTTACGTGTCCTACGACTCACCCGGCAACAAATTCATATTCAGTAACTGTACATCCGTGGAGGTTATCAATTCAACCAATTTCTTGGCCCCTGGAGTCTTTTTCGGTCTGGACCCCAAGGCGTACTCGTCCATCAATCCCGTGAGCGGCAATCTCGTGTATACCGTGAATAGCACTTCCAATTTACAGACGCATCCAGCCATTAGTCCCACTCCTAATTTCATATCGACCGTCACTCGCTCGGCCGACTTTACACTCGAACAGGCGGGATGGGTACAATCGACCGGCGCCTTGCCCCCCGACCCTCGCAAAGGTTTCTTCGCCTACCTTTCCCAACCCGTGAACGTCTCTGGTCGTCAGTTTATAAACTTTTCACAAACCTCTGGAACCGGTCCCGTATGGACCATTCCCGACAGCACCGTCAAATACTCTTTAACTCCAGGTGGCCGCATAAAGTTTGCAAGTCTCGGCCTTTACACCGTCAAGGCGGGCTTCGATCTCGGGGCTGGTTCCGTCGAAACGTTCAGCTTCGGGTCCAGTCAAAATGAATCTTCCGAAGGCTCTGGCCCCGTCAATCCCAATTTTGAAAACGTATTCACGTTCCGAGTGTCCCCCGACCCGTCCATGCCCGCCGTCATCCCCGTGAACGTCCGGAACACCGCCAACACCTACTACTTTTACGTGACGAGCACCGGGTCCCAACTCCAGTCCAATTCGTACGTCACCATAAGCCCCGTCGATGAAATTTATCAACTCAGTGCCCCGATCCCCATGACTTCCAACCCTTTCAAGTTGCCCCTGTACGGCAACGTCGTCGCGACCGGTGGTTTCACCCTGAACCTCACACCCGGCTCGAATATCAATTTCGTCAACGCTGGTGAATACATCCTGACCGGCTCCGTCTATCTGGGCGGCCCCGAGTACGTTTCGAATGTTCATGTTTGGGAAAGCGCCAACTTGATTTACGATTACGACATGTCCATGCAAGGCCGCGATCCCACCTTTGCATTCTCGGTGCCTCTGTCCGTCACGGACCCCGTCGCCAATTACTACATGAACGTCACGACCACGTCCCTGAGTACCGTAGCCTCCAACACGTACTTTATCGTGAACCGTATGAGCGTTCCGACCGCCTCGAACCCAGACTCGAACGTCTTGCCCGACAACGGTCTGACGTTTCTCTCGACCGGCTCTACTCTCATGGCTCCTTTCAATTTTGTTTCAGATTTCACATCGTCCGGTAGTTCAAACCTCATTTCATACACGAGCGCCGGATTCCAGTTCAGTAGTACCGGTTCATACATCCTGACGGGCGCCATATGTACCGCCGACCCGGTTCGGAGCATCACGTTCGGTCCCCAGACCTACCGAGACAATTTGGGTATTTTACCCCCTTATACGTTCCAGGTTCCCATCTATATTTCAGACATTTCACAGACTTATCCCGTCTCCGTGACCGTCGCGGGAACCACCGCCTCGCCCAACATCTTCTCAAACACCTTCATTTCCGTGTACCCCCTGACCCTCCCTATCGTCGACCCTTCCACGCAGGTCTTCTCGTACTACGACTCCGTGGGCACGTGGGCCATCAAAACTGCAGACCTCAAGATTGGCGGTCAGACCATCCAGAGTCTCACAGGTGAATTCATAGAACTCTGGAACGATCTCCACGTCCCTTTTGAGAATCAACCTGGTCTTCAAATTCTCACAGGCAAGAATGACACCGGCACGACCATCAACCCCCCGGGCCGCACCTACTTTGTCAATTTGCCCTTTTATTTCTATAACAATCCGGCCCTATACTTGCCCCTCGTTGCCCTCGGCAGACACGACGTCGAGGTTCACGTCACCTTTAGAAATTTCACCGAGTTGACTGCGGTCGTGGTAAACTCCCCTACGCTCGACGCCACCATCATCGTCGATTACGTATACCTTTCAGACCCAGAGATTCGGTGGTTTCAGGGGGCCCGCCTCGATTACGCAATCACCCAGTGTCAGTACCAATCCGTCGGCCTCCTGCCCGGGTTCACGTCGGCCGTTTTCAATTTAGATATTAAAAACCCCGTCCGTGAAATGTTCTTCGTCATTCAGCCGACGAATCAGTTGCCCTATGACTACGCGAACAACGCCGTTCTGAGTTTTGGACTGAGTTTCAACGGTCAGTACCTCTTCACACCCGACACGACCGACGCTCTTTATACCGGTTCCATCGAACCTTTCAACCACTACGAGAATTTCCCGGAACGCAAGTTCTTCATGTACTCGTTCACAGACAACCCGGGGTCCCCCAAGCCTCGTGGACAAATCAATTTTAGTCGAATCAAACAGGTTCTCTTGACGCTCAATTGTGGCGGTCAAGCGTTTTTGCCCGCCAAGGAACTTCGAATTTTGGCTGTAAATTACAACATTTTACAGATTGCTGATGGGTTAGGGGGTCTGAGGTTCAACACCTAGGGCGACTCATGAACCTCTATGGAAATTCATGGACCTGGTTGGACGTCAAGAGCCACGGCGCGCCGCGCCGGTAAGTAACCCCTAATGAAAAGCGCCTGCGGCGCTTGCTTTTTTCCTTAGAACTTACTAGAGATGGCCTCCCGTGCCAGTTTAACCTTTCTGGGTCAGGAAGACATAGCCCTGAGCTCGGATCCACAGGTTACGTATTTCAAAGAGAAATATGAAGGCTCCAGTCTCTTTTCATCCCGAGTCGACAAGGTTCAGTTCGATAACGACGTTCTCGTCCCGGGTTCTGAAAACTCCATCGAGCTCCCCCGCTCCGGAGATCTCATTACTGACATGTACCTCAAAATTTTCTTCCCTGCGAGCATCACGTCCCTGGCTGTCGAGGAATCCGTCGCGACCCTTTTCATAGAACACGTCGAGCTCTACATAGGTTCCACCCTTATTGAGAGAATTTACGGAGAGTTCATAGCCCTCCGTTACGACGTGGAGGTTCCCCAAGGTAAACAAGCCTCCTTGACCAACCTCATAGGCAAGGGCACCACCGTCTGCGCTCAGAGCTACACGGTTCCTCTTCCTTTTTCATTGCTCGAAAAGGGTATTCCTTTGTGCGCCTTCAAAGAGCCCGTCACCTTTCGAATCATCACCGCCAAGACCAACACTTTCACCGTTCCTCCCACCGACATTTCCGACCCCGTCACCGCCTTTTTACATGTGGAATACACGTACCTGGGTCAAAAGGAGATTGAGTTTATCCGCCGGACCCCTCAGGTTCACATCGTCCAACAGGTCCAGCTGGCCGAGTTCGCCGCCCCTCTCGGCGCCCTGGCCGTCCGCTGTAATCTCGACTTTTCAAACATAGTCAAGGAACTCTATTTCGTGATCCAAAACGAATCTGCCCTAGGCTATGACTTTCTGGCCAGCACCGGAACCGAACAGATCGGAAGCCTCGAGCTCTTCTTCAACTCTACCGAACGCATCTCCACGGATATAGGAACCCCTCTTTTCCTGCGGGTCATCCAGGGTATGGAATTTCATACCCGCGTCCCTGCTTACTATTTCTACATGTACTCTTTCAGCCTCGACCCCGAGTCCAGGAGGCCGTCAGGCGGCGTCAACCTCTCACGAATTCAGAACCAAATTTTGAAATTGAATTTGAACCCCAGTGCTTCATCTAGAGTCATCAGAGTCTATGCTGTCAACTACAACTTTCTGAACGTCGAGAACGGGTCTGCGACCATTCTGTTTTCCAACTTTGCTTGAGAGGAGCGACTCTTTGGTCCGCGCCGTCCTGTGAGACTATTTTTGTTCTAAAATTCCAGATGACTCTCCGCACAGGCGACGGTGAACTCGACACTTCTGCGATCCTCGAATCGGCTCTCGACATCTTCAGACCCGTCATGGAATCTGCGACGGTCATGGCCGCCCACTACGCAAAGGCGTGCGGCCGTGACGTGGTTCTCCAGGAGGATATGAGGTTCGGTATGATGTTCGCGGCCCGGTACGTGACGGGACGGCAGATAGGGTCTTTGTTTCCGGAGATATACAGTGAGTCGCGCAGCGACTCTTCCTCCGAAGGCTCCGACTACGACCCAGACGGCTCAGAGTCTTCAGGCTCCTGGGAGACCGTCTCTGACTCTGAAATGGTTTGGACCCGCTATGAGGGCACGGACGATGACCAGGCTCTCAAAATGAACGAGTGCGCCGACTCTTGGGCCTCTTGGGAACCCCAGAACCCCTCCGAACGTGCGTTGAAAAACGCCATAGACAAACAGAGCGAAAACTAGATGACCCCGGGGTGGTGGGTCCAGGAGGATTCCGACGAAGGCTTTGATCTCTCCAGGACCAGGCCCAAATACTCCGTCTTGTTAGAGGAGGAGGACTATGAAACTGACGATGACCTCGTCCCAGGGTTTGACAAGGGGCCAGAGGAGAATTACGGGGGAGTCGCGTGCGACTCCTGGGGGGCGGTCGAGACTTGGGACCCTTGGGAACCGTCATATTTTTTTCTCCTAAAATAGTACAAATGGCCGACATGATTTCCGCTATCGCTCTCCAGCTCGAGGCTCAGTCCCTGAACTCCATCGTGGGTGGTTTCGCTTTCGCCAGCGCCCTGGCATGGTACGAACTCACGAAAATTATAGTGGCTTCCGTCGTGCGTGTCAGCAAGGATGGTCTGCGCGGCACCGCCCTGACTGCTCTGTTCACCAC